AGTAAACTAGATGAATAAAAAATAAAGGAAAATAAAGAGCTAGAAATTTACAAATATCATTCAGCAAAAGGAAATTTGCTTTATATAAAGTACGATATACATTATTGGCATGATATTGGCATAAAATAGCCTTATTTTTCACCTATTTTCACTAGTTTTTTATAAAATTTAAGTGTTATCTAAAGAAAGAGGGAAAATTACATGGCAGTAAAAAAAGATGAAAAAACAGGTACGTGGTATTTCTATGGTTCGTACAAAATGAAGAATGGGAAGTATAGGCAATACAAGAAACGTGGCTTTCCAAAAAAGAAAGATGCAGTAAAAGCAGAGATTCTATTTAAAGAGAATATCAAAGACCCATACAAGAATATTACATTAGAAGGATTATTTGATGTTTTCTCGGTCTATACGGAGAAAAGAATCAAACAAAGTTCTTGGGTGAGTCAGAATAGAATTTTGAATAGATGGATTGATATTCTAGGTGATATTAATATAAAATCCATTACAACTAACGATATAGAGGTTGCAATGGAATTAATGATTAATAACGTAGGATATGAAACTGCAAAGAATTATTTATCTAGAATCAATAAGATGTTGAGATTTGCGGTTCGTAAAGGATATTTAGAAAGCAATCCTTGTTCCCCAATAGAATTAGCTAAAAACCCAAACGAAAAGAAAGTCGAAATGAAGTATTGGACTTTAGAACAATTCAATCTATTTATTCCCTATGTTGAAAATCCTTTGTATCATCTTCTATTCGACAATCAATTTTATATGGGTATGAGAATTGGAGAAACATTGGCTTTGACTTGGGAAGATGTGGATTTAGAAAACAATACGATTGCGATTAAAAAAACATGGTCAAAAGATTTGCATAAAATCACAACTCCAAAAACTCCAAACAGTTATAGGACAATCACAATGCCCCAGTTCTTATCGGATGAATACAAAGAGTTTAAAGAGATGTTGGATGTTCCTGAGAAATCATTTGTATTCGGGATAGATATACCCGTATGCAATACAACAGTTAGAACGAAGATGAGAGAAGCTATTAAAATCGCAAATGAGAATAATGAAGAACAAATACCTATCATTCGTATACACGATTTAAGACACTCATGTGCTTCATATATGATTGGCAATATGGTAAGAGATGGAAGCTCTAATTTTAGCTTATATGATGTCGCAAAGCGTTTAGGAGACAATCTAAGCACTGTATTAAGTGTTTATGCTCATTGGCTACCTCAAGCAGATAAAGGAATTGTACAGATTATGGATAAAGACAATGCACTAGATTAATTTCTAGTGCTTTTTTTGTATGTAAAAAGAAAAACACACCCTTTAGCGAGTGTGCCTTCCATGAAATAGAGAGAGATGAAAATACAGTTGCCTATTTACAGGCACTTAAAGTTTATCATGTTTCGTTGCGGACGTTTTGTACTACCAAAACAATACAAATTATTTATATCATCATCTATCATTTATTATTTTTGGTATTGATCTATTAAATCGGCTAAGTGTTGTAGTGAGACACCATACAAATTACACAACCATTTAGCATCTTCAAAGTAGACATTTTTTCTACCGTTTTCGATTTCCGAAAGCCATGATTTCGTTTTGCCCCTTCTTTCTGCTACCTCTAACATTGTGTAATTAGCTTTGTTTCTCAATTCCTTTAATGCTTGTCCTTGGTATTCAAATTTGTTCATGTCCTCACCTCTTTCATTTATACATTATAATTATAAGTACTAAATTAAATGCCCATCTAAAATATATCATAAAGTACACTGAAAGATAACATAATTATAAAAAAAATAAAAAAAGTTATTGACTATAGTACACCGATAGAGTACTATATGAGTGTAAGTTAACTAATAGTGTACGGAGGAGGTTAAGGATGGAGAAAATGACTATTAAACAAATCCGAGTCGGATTAAATATGACTCAGAAACAAATGGCTAAATACCTTGGGATTTCTCCTGTTAGTTATACTAACAAAGAAATTGGGAAAAGACGTTTCTACTTTGATGAAGTAAAAAGAATATGTGAATTAGCTAAGATTTCAATTGATGTTGTAAAAATTGAAGTTGCAAAAGCTATCTAACTTATTTTTTTAAAATCAAAGTACACTAACAGAGTACTTAGGAGGGGTGAATAAAATGGCAGAACCAAGTGGAAGATTAGAAAGTGACAGATTAGATTCAATTAGATTATTCCAAGACTCAGTGCATTTGGAAGGAAAAGTTTTTGATGTGCTAATTAAGAACGGATGTTCTAATGAAGATTTAGTAAACGTATCTTCAATGCTTCAAACCATTTATATGTGTGGATTTGAAGTAGGGAAAAGATGTGTCAAAGAATGAAAGTATTGCTTGGCTATAGAGACATCATGGAACTTGGTGTTTCTAAGAAAACCGCATACAAGATGTTGAATCTTATATGCGAATCTGAGGCTTACAAAAAGTCCAATCTATCCAAAGTGATAGATACAAAGAAAGTTCCAACAAAGTTATTTATCAGGATGTTTCCTGAGTTCAAAGAAATGTGTGAACAACATGATGGATGTAGATGATTTAAGAGAGTTGGATGACAACCGTTTTATTGACGAAGATGAAGAGGAGGAAGAATAAGATGAGTACAGTTACGAAGACTACTGCTACGACTTCTGCAAAGCAGAAAGAGACGAAGAAGCCTGGTTCTAAATCAACCGCAAAGAAGAAAGCAGTTGAATTAGGCGATTGTATCACGCTTCCTTCTTTTGCTAATAACGAGTACGAAACTCAATATTCAATGCTAGTTAGAAGTCGAAAGCAGACTCGCATGGTTAATAGAATGGCTAAATTCAATTACATTTGTTCATTAATCTGCTTCTTAGTTTCGTTAGCTTTCATTGTGATAGCTAATTGGTACATAAGAGGTTTGTAAGATGACACATAAGGAGGAGTAAGAAATGTTAATTTATCAGACACCGAAAGGTCAAAAACACACTGTATATGTCTACTTAAAAGATGGAAGAGTAGAAAGATTTAAAAACATTGTAGAAATCAACAGATTGCATAGCAGATACGCATGGGGTGTTCAAGATGAGTACGACTTTTTAGAAGATAACAGAAGAACATCACACGCAGTAAGAACGGAAGAAATAGAAAAACTAGAAATATTCTTTTAAGGAGGTGGTAAAAGATGAACCTTTACCAAGACACCGATAAATTCAGTGTTGAAAAGTATGGAAGCCATGAAGAATGGTTAAAAAAACGTGGACGTGGAATCGGCGGTTCAGATGCAGCTTGTTTCATGGATTTGAATCCATGGAAAACACTAAATCAGTTGTGGCACGATAAGAAATTCGGTTCACAACAAATTACGAATGATGCGATTGAATATGGAAATACCGCAGAACCATGTTTAAGAACATTGTTTCAGGCTAAACATCCTGAGTTGGATGTTCAATACGTGGATAACGTTACATTGGTTTCTAAAGAGCATGAGTTCCTTAGATACAGTCCTGATGGACTGATTTACAACAAAGAAACAGGTGAAAGAGGAATCTTGGAAATCAAAACATCCAAGATAATCAATTCTCATAGTTTGCAAAAATGGGGCAGTAAAGGAAACGAAACAGTTCCTGATAACTATTATTGCCAAACATTAGAAGGATTGATTGTTACGGATTTTGACTTCGTTATCTATTGTGCAGAACTAAGATTTGCAGATGGTGATGCACGAATTATTGAGCGTTCATATCGAAAAGAAGAAGCTTTAGACAGTATGAACGATCTAAAACAAGCAATGATAGAAAAATGGGATAGGTACTTCATAGGTGATGTAGAACCACCTATCACATTGTCTATATAAGTAAATGGAGGATGAAAATATGGAATTTAATTTAGAGGTACGTGCGCAAAACGGAAAAGTGTACACAAATGCAAGTGATTTATTACCTGCAATTCAAGAAGGATTGAAAGCTTATGACTATGTAGTTGATGAGAATAACTACAAACAAGCAAAAACAGATAGAGCTTCACTTAACAATTTAGTTAAGGTTGTATCTGATAAACGTAAGCAAGTTGAGAATGATGTATTCGCTCAGTGGTTGCAAGACAAGAAAGACATTATGGCTGTTGAGAAAACAATCAAAGCTGCTTCAGACAAATTAGGTAACGGAATCAATGATATTGATAATGCAGAGAAAGAATTGAAGCGTAATCAAATCAAAGAGTTATGGTTAAACATGACGAACAACAAATATCCATTTGATTTAGTTTTTGAAGAAAGATATTTGAACAAGTCTGTTAAGCCTAAGGAAATTGAAGAAAGCTTAAATAACAAGTTCTTAAAAGCCGAAGAACAATTATCTTTTATCGAAGCTTCACTTCCCGAAGATGAACTACAGGCAGAACAAGTTATCCAATTATTCTGTAAGACATTGGATTTAAGCAAAGCTACAGAGAGAATCAACGAAATCAAGGAAGCTAAAGCAAAGCTTCAAGAAAAAGTAAATGCTCAGATTGAACAATCTAAACAAGCTCAAATGGAAAGAGAAAATGCAGTTCCTACACAAGCTCCATTTGAAGCCTCTCAGGCTCAAAGTCAAACTCAAGCAAGAAGATATTGCGTATTCCGTTTTGAAGGCTCTATGAGCGAATTACAAGCGTTTAATCCGATTTTGAATCAATTTATTAAAGAGCATGATGTAAAAGTCAATATTTTAGAAAAGGGAGAATGTTAATTATGTTACAAAACAATATTGCAAAGAAAAACGACAATCAATTGGTAGAATTTTCTGCTAACGGAGAAAAAGTTAAATTATCTCCAGCTATCGTAAGAAACTATCTAGTAAATGGAAATGGTCAAATCTCAGATCAAGAAGTTGTGTATTTCATCAATTTGTGTAAATCACAAGGATTGAACCCATTCATTAAAGACTGCTACTTAATCAAGTATGGAAACACTTCACCAGCTCAAATGGTCGTTTCAAAAGATGTGTTCTTGAAACGTGCCGAAAGAAATTCAGAATTTGATGGTTTAGATGCTGGAATTATCGTAATTAATAACGAAAGTGGTGAGTTAACTTACCGTAAAGGTGCTTTCTACTTAAAAGATCGTGAAGAAGTTGTAGGTGGATGGGCAGATGTATTTAGAAAGAATGTATCTCATCCAACTCACATTGAAGTCTCATTTGAAGAATACGCAGGAAGAACTAAGGATGGAAAGCTTAACTCACAATGGAGCACGAAAGCTGCAACAATGATTCGTAAGGTCGCAATTACTCAAGCATTAAGAGAAACATTCCCTAATGACTTCCAACAGATGTATTCAGAGGAAGAAATGAATGTGGACATGAAATTGGATGAAACTCCAATTCAACAACCTACACAACCAATCGAACAAGCACCTGTTCAACCACAAACATATTCACAACCTGACGAACCACAAGGGTTACAACCCGAAGGTGTAAGTCTTGTATAAAAGCAAACGTAGCCAAGCTACAGATATAGATTTAAAAACTAGAAAGTTGGTAAAAGAAAGAGACCAAATGTGCATATTTTGTGGGAGTACATATCGCATTGAATTAGCACATACAATTCTTTCAAGAAGCAATGGCGGACTAGGTTCTGAAAAAAACCTAGTCTGTGCTTGCCAACGTTGTCATAGAATCATGGACTCAGAAAGTCCTAAAGGAAAGAAATTGAGAGAGATTGCAATTAAGTACCTAGAACGTATCTACGGAAACATTGATGAATCAGAGGTGAAATATAATGCTAAGTCAAAATGAACTATTGTTTAAATACAACCCATTCAAAATCAAACATTGGAAAGATGATGAAATTCAAGAACAACTTTCAATCTTGGTTGATGCTTATATTTCAGATGCAGAAACAGTAATGGAAATGGCATTGAACATTGAAAACCTCGCAAATCAAATGTTCTTAATTGGTGAAATGATTGCTAGATTACAGGAAAGTTCAAACATTCTTAAAGCAGACATTGAAAACAAGACGAATCAAGCTATTTATGTAGAGCGTAGTACTTGGGAACGTGAACATGACGGAAAAGCGCCTAGTATTAAATACTTTGAAGCTTTAGCAGGTCAAAAAGTTTCTGAGGAAAGAACTAAGTTTGCAAAAGTTGATTCTGATTTAAAGCGTTTCAAAACTGCTTACGAGAGTATTGAAGCTAAGATGAATTCAGAAAAGAAAAAACTTGATGCTACTAAGTTTGAAATTGGAGGTGCGTAAGATGATTTTAGGCATTGACCCAGCAAATAAATATAGTGCATTTGTTGTAGTAGAAAATGATTTATTGGCAGTTGTAGATAAAGGAAAAATTCCCAACAAAGAATTGCAAGATAAAATCTCAAATTGGAAAGCAGAGAATTATCCAATTGATTATGTAGCGATCGAAGGAATACAAAGCTTCGGTATGCCTGTAGGTCAAACTACATTTGAAACTTGTTACTTTATAGGGCGTTTATTAGAGCAATTTGAAGCTTTTGATATTGAACCTACATTAATATACCGAAGTGAAGAAAAAATGGCTCTATGCCACTCTATGAAAGCGACAGACGCAACTATTAGACAAGCGTTAATTGATTTGTTTGCTAAAGATACTCCAAACAAAGGAAAAGGTACAAAAAAAGAGCCTGGATATTTCTACGGATTCAAGAAAGACATATGGCAAGCAATGGCAGTTGCTTACGTTTTCCATACAAAGTACATAGGTACAGAATGTTAGGAGGTGTGATGAATGGAAGAACAACAAAGATCATATTATGCGATTATTCCAGCAAACGTAAGATACGATAAAGATTTAGCTCCAAACGCAAAACTACTATACGGAGAAATTACTGCGTTATGTAATGAAAAAGGGTATTGTTGGGCATCTAATCAATATTTTGCAGAACTATATGGAGTATCCGTCCTAAGTGTTAAGCGTTGGGTAAACTCGTTAGTGACTAAAGGATATGTTTATAGAACATTGACATACAAGCCAAATTCAAAGGAAGTCGATAAACGAATCCTAAGTATTGATAGTGGTATAAAAATTGATACCACCTCAGTTCAGAAGTGTTACGACCCTAGTATCAAAAACGATACCTCATCTAGTATCAAAAATGATACGGATAATAATACAAGTATTAATAATACATTTAATAATACAAATATATATAAAGAAAAAAATATAAAAAAAGAAAGTGTTAATTCTGTTATTGCAGAGTATACAGAAAACAAAGATTTGCAAGATGCACTGCATGATTTTGTAGATATGCGTACTAAAGCAAGAAAACCACTTACTGTTAGAGCAATGAAGTTATCTTTAAATGAATTAGATAAATTGGCAGTAGATGATGTTACAAAGATTGCTATTGTAAATCAGAGCATTGTACATAGCTGGTTAACATTCTACAAGTTGCAGAATAACAACAACGGTCAAAGACAATTGACAAGAAAAGAAATGGGGTATGCATTTTGACATTAGAAGAAACTGAAAGAATCTTACAAGTGCTAAGAATCAATTACCCAATGAGTTACAAAAACATGACTCAGGAAGATACACAAGCCTATTTAAAACTTTGGCAAGTATCTTTTAAGGATTATGAATACTTAGTTGTGGCAAATGCAGTCAATCAAATTATCCAAAGTGATACAAGAGAGTTTGCTCCAAATGTAGCACAAGTAAAAACAAGAATTAGTAAAACTGCTATTGGAAAAACTAAAGAGTGTGGAGAGGCTTGGGAAATCGTTTTAAGGAACGCTAAGTGTGACCCTCATACTAGTAAGGTCAACTACGATAAACTGCCTAGAAACATTCAGAAAGCACTCGGAGGGAGCTATCTGTTAAGAGATATTGCGTGGAGCAATAAAAAAGACTTGCAATATTACCGAGATAGATTTTTGCAAGCGTATAAAGAGATTTGTGAAGAAGAAGTACAGTTATTAAATTCAGGTCAAATCAGTTTGGAAATGTATCAACAACACGATCAATTGCCTGCACCTCCAAAAAAGGAGGAAGGCATGAAAATGTTGGGAGATTTGATGAACGGATAAAAATAGGAGGGGTAGCAAGTGCAATATTATATGTTGGAAAAAAATGATATATCAGTTGTACGTGGAATCGTATCTTCAAAAGATGTAATGAAGGAATTGGGCATTACAAACGCTCAATTCCATAAGATGTTGAGAAACGAGGAAACCTACAAAGGATGTATTCTTCTTCCTATTGAAACAGATGAGGAAGAAAGAAGAAAAGTAACAAGTGAAGATGATGAGCAATTCCAACTACTGGGCGAAAGTAAAACGGGAATCAGATATTACATCACAAGTTATTTAAGAGTTGTTTCTGTTGACCTAAAAGGAAAACAAAGGGAAATGAAAGCTAAAAAGGAAACGGAATCCATTTATAGAGTTGTAGTGAACCTTAAAGAAGGGAAACGATACTTGAACGTATTATTTGAAGCCTACAAAGCTTTTGTTGGTGAAATAGAAAAAAACGACTCAATCGTTTGGGACGGAGAAATGAAAATCGAAAACCTAAGAGTTATTAAACTAGCTCAGATACAAGGATTGAGAAACAAAAAGAAAGTGAGAATAGGCGATACAGTCTATAGCTCAATCGCCGAGTGTGCTAGAAAGAATTTCATTTCTAAATCACATATGTATCAGATGATAGAAGGAATCAGACCTAATTCAATAGGTGTTGAATTTGTATAAAGGAGTTGAAAAGAAATGAACAGAGTTATTTTATCAGGCGAAATCGGTAGCGATATTGTTTTAAAGAAAACTGCTACAGGACAAAGCCTATGTAACTTCTCGATTGAAGTTAAAGAAAAAGGAAAGAATGGACAAGAGTTTAAATCTTTCTTCGATTGTACTGCGTGGGGAGAAAATGCAGAACATATTAATCAATATGGATTTAGAGGACAACATATAGCAGTTGACGGAAAGCTTCAAAAAAGCTCATACACGAACAAAGAGAATCAGAAGGTATATAAGACTAGCGTGTACGTTATGGACGTAGAATTAGCTTTAAACAATGCTACAATGCCACAAACACAAGCTTATCAAAAAACGCAACAACAAATGCAGCAGCCACAAACAGTACCATTTACAAATCAAGTAAATTATCAATCATATCCTAATAATGATGATTTGGACGAAGGGATGCCATTCTAGATGATTGCGAAAAGGTATGATGATGAACTTATGTACAGTGTTCAGAGATGTGATGATAGTTCTAACAAATACAAATACTGTACAAAAGATGGAAAACTAGCTTTTAAAAAGCCTGATAAAGATTTTCTTGGGGTAACAAAGCAGAACTACAAGAATGTTTTTGTTATAAATGGAGAAATTTACATTGGAGAGTATGTTGGGAATGGTGAATAAATGGAAAAACAGATAAATCTCACGGGGGGGGGTTATCTATAATCAAGATTGTTTAAAAGGACTAAAAGAAATTAAAGACAATCAATTTGATGTTGCGATTACATCCCCTCCATATAACAGGGTAAGAAATGACAAGTACGCTCATTATGATGATGTTAAAAACAATTATTACAAGATGATCGTTGATGTAACGAATGAGTTATTAAGAGTGTGCAAGAAAGATGTAATTGTGAATATTCAAGCAACATATTTCAACAAAAAAGATGTTTATAAATACATTGGATATTTCGCAGATAAGTTAAAAGGAATTGTGATTTGGGAGAAAACAAACCCTCAACCAAGTATCAACAAGATTAAGGATGAGAACGGAAACATACTTACATCAGTATGTAATGCAGTTGAATATTTCTTTGTATTAAATGAACAGGCAGAGGAGTTTAGAGCTTACGGGTCAATCAAAAATATTGTGCATAGTTCAGTTAATGAAAAACACTTTAAAGGACATGGAGCAATTATGAAATACGAAATTGCAGATTGGTTTGTTAAAAATTTCAGTGTTAAGGGAGATACGATTGTTGACCCATTCTTAGGAACAGGAACAACTGCTATCGCATCAGAGCTTAACAAAAGAAAATATGTTGGATATGAAATATCTAAAGAATATTGTCAAATTGCAAAGAAAAGAATTGCAATAGAAACAAGTACATTATTTTAAGGAGTGTATGAAATGGTATATGGATAACGTTTACGGAAGATTCGCTTCATTCTTTAAAAACTACGAATTAAAAGAAGCGGATAAGTATATAAAGCGTGTGTTTCCAAACGCTGAGTTTTATTTAGATTACGAGCACGCACTAGTCTTTGAAAGAATTGGAGAAGATAAAGAAATTGATCTTGATTATCATACAGTGATAAACGGAGTTGCTTATGATGGGACGTTCACAAGCAATTATAACGAGTTAGTTAAATATTTTGATGAATCAAAGGTTCAAGAAAAGAAATCCAAAGTATTTACGTGCAATGGTAAAAAGTATGAACAAGAAACGTTGTTTTAAATAGGAGTAAAAACATGGAAAAATATTTATTTAAGTCGAATATATTCGCTCAATTATCGGAAATCGTAGAAGCTGATTCAGAAAAAGAAGTTTGGAATAAGATTAGAAATCGAACATCTTTTGAAATTAAGCAAAAAGCTTTGCAAGTTTATCCAGCATCAATTGAGATTAGAAAAATCAAAGAAAAAAAGGAGAAAAACAACATGGAATTAAAAGAAACAGTAGAGTTAATGAACTCTGAAGATTACAAAGAAAGATTTGTAGCAGAATATCGTCAAGTAAAAATCAGATATGAGAAATTGAAGAATTTCTGCAACAAAATTGAAGTAGAAACAATGCTTGGAAAAGAAGTAACAAAACATGATTGCCCACTTGAACTATTAAGAGAGCAACAAAAATACATGGGATTATATTTATCTGTTCTTGAAAAAAGAGCATTGATTGAAAACATTGTGTTATAAAAGGAGAACCAAATGACAAGTACAGAAATGATTAAAGATATGCTTGAAAGACAGAAAGCATATGATGAGGAAGTATTTAAGAAACATAATGTAGACTATGTTTCTAAAACTCAATTAGAAAGTGCGTTGTTTGATGAATTAGGAGAATTGATGCACGCTCAGAAATCAGATTGGTGTTGGTGGAAGTTCACGCAAGAGCCTAAAGACGAAGCTAAGGTATTTGAAGAATATATTGATGTTGTTCACTTTGCATTGATGTACGAAATCAAGTTTGGTACAGGATGTTATATGGATGAGGACGTTAAGTGGAATTACAACAAGCTAAAAACGGATTTAGGTTTTGGACAGGCATATGCATTTAGTTGTGCAATCAATTTAACACGAGATGATAACGTATTAGCTTACGTAATCGCATTAGGATTGCATTTAGGATATTCGTTTGGGGAAATCTACAACGAATATATTCGCAAGAATGAGATCAATAAAGAAAGGTTAGCGAAGGGGTACTAGGAAAGGAGATTTAAGATATATGAACATGGATGTTATTGCAAGAAGAATTGTAAAGGAATACGTAGAAGAACATTTAGATAAATCAGATAAAGATATTAAGGAATCAGACAAGCAACCTTATATTGTATGGAAGTGCAAGACTTTGCAAAATTGGAAATATTTGATGAGTACAGATTTGCATGATGGAATGTATTATGAATTAACTTACAACGGCGATAAAAAGGAATGGTATTTGGATGCATATAAGAAGTTTGAGAATAGATGTATTCCAATGCCTGCGGATGATGAGGCAGATGTATGAAACTAATAGAATTACTTCCATTGATTGAATGGCCTAAAGTAAACGTTTATGAAAAAAGAAAATATATACCATCTATATTTATCGCATCGGTTAATCCAAAAAAGAATAAAGAATGTATTTCCAACAATTTATTAGACAGAGAAATTTATTCAATATCAATAAGTTATAATCGTGAATTCAACATTTACGTTTGCAATAAGAAAGCTGATGAAGAATTTATTAAAAAAGCGATTTCAATTGGATTGATTCAAGATGTTAATAATGATGATTCAAATGAGGAGGATGAATTTTAATGGAAGAGTTTGTTCAAATGTCGCTAGAAACATATGATGCGTTAAAGCGTAATAACGAGTATTTAAAAAGAAGGCTAAAAGAGGAACAAGAATCACATAGTGAAGATGTTGCACAAGCAAAAAAAGAAATAAATGATTTAGCCGAAAAAATAGACCAGTATAAGAAACACATTCTAGAACGTAATTGTAGATTTTTAGATGTTGAGAACTATTCACTAGAGCAGTATTTAGATATAGATTCATGGAATTATGGAATGAATTATAAAGATGATTTATTAAATCTAGGGTTCACAAAACAAGATATGGATGGATTTATAGCCGATAAATACGAGGAATTAGTGAAACAGAAAGAAGAAAATACAGATGATTGAAGAAAGAATTGATAAATATGAAAGAGTTCATATGATAAACAAAATTAAATTGTTTTTTAAAAAATTATTCTGTAAGCATGAATTTACTTGGTGTGTAAAGAATGAGATGTTTCATTGCATCAGCGGTGAGACTCAGTATCTTGTGTGTTTGAAATGTGGGAAAGTGAAAGATACAAGATTTGTTAAATATGAATAAATGTGTGCTTTATAGAATTGTCAAAGAAAGGAGCAAGAACAATGATTAATTTAAAAAACGGATACGTAATTACATCTGATGGAAAAAGCTACATCTTGTCTCAATATGTACTTCAAGAAAGCAAAGATGGGAATGTAACGGAAGTCAAGAAATCTGTTTCTTTTCACTCAACTTTAGAGGGTGCGTTACAAGGCTATTCAAACTGTAGAATGGCAGATTTAGTTAGTGACTATGATATGGATTTGAAGTTTGTTAAAGAAGCTATTGACGAATTAAAAAAGGAGATAAAAGCGTATGAATTATAAATTTTATGCAAATGGAAAATGTACTTATGTTGGAAATGTAGAAGCAAGTTCTAAAGAAGAAGCATTAAGAAAAATTAAAAATCACGATTATGATGATGTCGAATTAGTGGATGATGAAATGAGTTTAGATTCTATTGATAAATGCGACATAGAAGAAGATTGAGGGTGATGAAATGAATAAATACCAAGAATTGTTGCAAGTTCTTGAAAAAGATTATCGATTTGCGTGTGGAAAAGCAATGATAGAAGAGACTGCTCGTGCCAAGGCATATTTTCAATTGTTGGGGAATCTTGTGGATAAAGAAACACCTAAGAAACCAATAGATGTTGAATTTGGCCCATGTGGCGATTTGATGTTATGTTGTCCAACTTGCAAGCATGGAGTTGTGCCTATTCCAACGTATCATGGAAACAAATATTACCCTCGTTGTCCTTTTTGTGGGCAGTTGTTAAAAAGAGAAGAAGATGAACACATGGAAAATGTTTAGCGAATCAAAACCACTGTTTAGTGATTTGTATTTAGTAAAGTATAAAGATGGATGCTTTTTAGGTGAATATGGGGTTTGCTATTATAGTGACGAGCATAAAGAGTTTGGTGAATTTATATCTTTCTATGATTTAGAAAGAGATGAAGATGATGAAGCATTCGTTTCTTGCGAATCTATTGTTGCTTGGGCACCGTTCCAAAGAATTGATGAGGAACACAAAGAAAAAACTGCCGAGCAAATGTTCAAGGATTTGGATTATAAAAAGCGTATCGAAGATGGATGTATCAAATTTGAAAGGCATACAGAAAATGTAGACGAGGCATTAATTGAATTTGATTTAGATACAAAAACAGTATGTGCTTCATGGTTTATGGAGCAAAAAGAAATTACGATTGCTGAATTAAGAGCGATCAATAAACAATGTGAGGAGTTGAATTGGCTATGATGAGTGCTAAGGAAATGTTTAATGCATTAGGTTATTATGAAAAAGATGTCGGATATACTAATATTCTTTGCTACGAAAAGGACGTTAGCGTTCCAAATGTTCCGCATTATATAGGTTTGCAATTTGTACTTAACCACGAATACATTTCTATCTACAGTCATGTTGGAGGAAGATATGAATACGGGAAAGAATGTCATTATTCGTATGGTGCTTTTAACGGATTTGATGTTGAACTATTAAGAGCAATAGAGCAACAAATGAAAGAGTTAGGATGGCTAGATGAAAAGACAGAAACAGAAGAAGCAAGAAATCCAGAAGTAACTAATCTTGAATATTACAAAGATGAAATATTAGAAAATTGCATTGATAATTTAGCGGTAGTAAAAGGGAGACCTAAGTTATGTTATAAAACTAATTGCAATGACTGTGACTTTAAAATCAATCAAATAGGATGTCGTAATAAGGTAAAAGATTGGCTAAAGCAGACACACGAAAAGCCAGTATACAAATTAACTAAATTTGAAAAAGAATTATTAGAATGCTATTCAGATGTATACAGTTTTAAAGTATTTAATTCTTTAAATGGGATGAAGGAAAAAGGATATTTTAAAGGAATTGATGATAATGAATTAATTGGAGACATCCTAGCAAAATGTGAGGTGGTTGGATGATTTATTTCTTTGCAGGAGTATTTATAGGTGGAATAGCTTCAATGCTCCTTTATTCCTTAGTTGTTTCAGAACGAATCAATGAATTACAACTTGAAAATGGTAGATTGATTGATGATCTCAATAAAGCCGAATATGAAGTTAGAAAATACAAATATCAACATAGGGGGTATGGATATGATGGGTTTGAAGAAACGAAATAAGCCTAAAGAAAGTACAGACGTAATGATTAAATTGAAAATCAGTGTTCCTGATGTTAATAACAGTGATTCATGCAATGTTGTAGATTCATTATTAAATGAAATTTGGGATGCTGCATGGAGTAAAGAAGGGGTCGAAGTAGAAGATTTGAAAGCTACATATGTGAAGGAGAAAATAGCAAAATGATGTATTTAAGTATGGCAATTCACAATATAGCGGTAATGATATTTACTGCGTACATGGTAATTCATGTTCATCCAATTTGGGCAGTGTGCATCTTATTTACACATAGAATTGGAACTAAAATTGTACGTGTTCCAATCAAGGAAAATGAGGATGATGCAGTAGATGACTCTATTGATGATGTATACGGGATGGATTGGAATGAAGAAGATAGCAATGAATCAGGTAGAGACAAGTTTTAAAAATGTAGAAAAAGCCCTGAAAGACAACGGATTATATGAAGCATATGACGATATGGTATTAATTAAACAGGCTTTAATCGAGAGAGATAGAAAAATATACGGGTTGAAGCAGCATAACAGAAATTTAGAGGATAAATTAGGAAGGATAGGAGGTTATCATTATGGAAATCCTAAACAATAACATTTATTGGTGTGACTTGCCAAAATATAGTAATACGATTCTTTATAAAAGGAGACCTTGTATCGTTATTTCAAACGATATTCAGAATAAAGGGAGTAAAACAGTAAATGTAATTCCAATTACTAGCAATTTAAAAAGAACAGATTTGCCATGCCATGTAATGATTGATACAGGACATGAGTACGGAATGGCAAAAGCGGAACAAATCTTAACGATCAATAGAGAAAATGTTAAGTGGCATATCAAGCAATTAGATTGGCAAGAAGCAAAAGAAGTAAAATGTGCATTATTAACTCAAATAGGAATTATTTAAGGATTGTATAATGCCTAAAAGAGATACGGAATACGAGCATTTCAAAGAAACCTGCGGAGGATGGTTTAATTACCATGGCAATATTGGTCTAAGAGCAGGTGATGTAGCAATGGCTGCTTTATTTGATGAAACTGAATTAGTGCAAATTGTATTGACCAAACCTTACACTTTTAATAGGTGGTGGTGTAAGATCGTTGGTTTCAATAGTGATGGAATTGAATATCTAGTTGACAGAACAATGATATTTCAGATTTTGATTGATAAAGACTACAATTTGCGAAGAAAAAGAAGAAAAACTTCTTAAAATCAATTTAAACACATCTAGAAGTGATTCTAACAAGCAAAACAGATTGAGATGAGTATTTGTTAGGGTAAATAAAGAAAAGGCTAAAAACACGTTTAAAACGATAAATATGTTTATAGCCTTTTTTATTGTGCAAAAGAATTTAAAAATTATTAAATTAATTATTTACAAAGATATCGTTATATGCTAATATATGGGTGTAAAGAAAAGTGCTTAGGTGCTTAGGAGGACATAACATGAAGCAAGTACATATTGGGTATCACAGTTTTACAAATTCAGGAATCGTAGAAGCAGTAGCAAACGTATTATATAAAGACGATTTCAATGTTGAATTATTTGGTGTTGACTTATGGGCAGATGAATTGCCTGACAATTATCAGATTGTCGATTATGGGTCAAGAGAAACAATGCTAGTTTGCGAAGATGGCGAAATTATTGATGATGCAGACGAAATCGCAGAATGGGAAGAAAAGAACTGTTATTAAGCGATAGAAAGTAGGAGGAATAGAAAATGTTGAAATGGAATGAAAGATTCATGCAATATGAATCGAATAAAAGCTTAGAAGAAACTATTAGAGCATTTGAAGGATATATTGGATACGTATATCCTCATGACGAATCATCTTATTTCATTTGTAGTGGAGGAAGAATGAAGCTTTCATACGTACAGTGTACAGATGGTGGGTTCTATGGGGAAAGAAGGGTATGCAGGATGCTATGTGATGGTGAATATACAATGCCTGAGCCATCAAAAGATGATGTAGCTATTGCAGATGCCTTAGAAAAGAAATTACACGAAGATTTAAGATCGTAGGAGGTATGATGTATGGGAAAAGCAAGTGCAGCACACTTAAGAGCAACTAAGAAGTATGAAAAAGCAAATATAAGGCAAATTCTTCTAAAGTTTCATAAAACTTATGATGCAGCAATCATAGAAAAACTTGATTCTTTAGACAGTAAGAACAATTATGTAAGACAATTGATCTTGCAAGATTTAGAAAGAGAAAAGAAAGAGGCTAACAACAAATAGCCTTTTTTTATCGGCTTTTTTTCACACGTCTGCATTGAAAAATGGTATAATATATGTAGTTAAGGAGTACCCAAAAAAGACCAAATATTGCCACTCCTTGACGAGACATTTTTTACTTCTACTTACTCAGGAATGAGTGCCTCGGGGAGACCTGAGGATATTATAACGGTGTAAGTGCAATATTGGAGAAAGGGAAAAGATGGAGATTACAGAGGTACGAACTAGAGAGGATATGATTAATAATTTAAAGGCTAATGGCAATTACAGTAAGTTTAAGCAAAATATGGCTGCTTCAAGAAAAGCTTACAGTGAACGCATGGCAAATTATAAAATATCAAAGTCAAAAGAAAATGCCTCTGATCTAAAAGTTGAGTGGAAATTAATTGAAGGTTTTGACGGAATATACTCTGTAAGTAATTATGGGGAAGTAAGAAATAACAGAACTGGCAAACTGATGAAACCAAGTAAAAACGAAAAAGGGTATTTACACATCAATTTGACGAAAAACGGAAAGCGAAAAACCATGAGAATCAATAGATTAGTCGCACAAGTTTTCATTCCCAATCCTGAAAATAAACCTCAAGTAAACCACATTGATTTTAATAGAGAAAATAATTGCGTAAATAATTTAGAGTGGGTAACAGCTCAAGAAAACACTCAATATTCTGTATGCAATAGAAAACTTCCAGGACAACAGCAAAAAGTATGTATCTAAATCATTTAAAAACATAGATGATGCTAAACAATGGAGAGATTTAAAGCTAAAAGAAATATACGACTAAATCACAATACATTTTAGCCCCTCCAAGTCCAACAGTTTTAGCCCCCCACTTTCCAATAGCCCCTCCAAATCCAAGGGCTACAATCGCAACAGAAAATAATGCAATATATAGCCTAGGAACGCAACAGAGGTCGGGGGAAAAGAAACAAGAAACAAAGATTCAGAGATATAGAAACGTCCATACAATCAAATATGCGTAATAAACACGATAAGTTCCATAATGTTTACACAAAATTGGTTTAGGTTGGTTCATAAATTGTCACGTAGTCATATACTACTACTGAAATGAATAGGCAGATATTTCATTTCATACTCCTTTAGAAATTCTTTATTAATTCTATATCTTGTCGATTGTATGGTTTAAAAGGTTCTGTATTGAGCACACAGAGCCTATATTATAAGTAATTCTGCATATTTTAATTGATTGATCTAAAGAAAAAGCGATATATCTTAAGTCCCTCGGCATATATATAATAGGAAAGAGGTTCTGGGGAGATAAAGAGGGGTTTTGACTTCGGGGGAAAGAAGAAAAAGGAGCTACGTCCTCCACAGAGCCTTCCAAAACCTAATAGAAGAAGATATATAGAGTATTATTACTAGTTTCATTTACCTATCAAGTTCTAATAAGATTTGATGGGTTTTTTTATTGTCTTATTTGCTTTAATTAACATTTATTCACGAAAATAAACGATTATGCTTTAAATAAAGGGCATTTGAAGTGTTCCAAAAAGAAAATTTTGTCAATATAAAAAATAAATTTTGTATTTTGTATTTTGTAATCGGCGAAAAATTTTGTATTTTGTATATTTTGTATTTTGTAAAATGTTCACGATTTGTAGACAAAAACACGGTGTAGTACGAAAATATCCGCTATTATATTCACGATTCGTGAACAAAAAGTGAAAAAAAGTGTTGAAGATACAAAGATATCATGATATAATTACAGTGTAAAGAAAAGGGGTGACATCCAAAAAGGCATAAAAAAAGATGATCGTTCATATTGTCAGCTAATACGATCATCTAAAAAAGCGTATATATATAATATAGAAGAAAATGGAGGCAAGCCCCAATAAATATATATACGTCATTATTATATCAGTTTGGGGCTAAAAAGAAAATGGAAAAAGAACAAAAATATTATTATGGAAATGCTATTAGTGAATATGGAATGGAGCACGGTTATGTTGACTATGCAACACTAGCAAAGGCTTTCGATGCTGTTTTAAATAACGACATCATGAGTTTGACTTATGAAATAGGCTCATGGGAACAAGTAAGCGGCATCATTGACAACACGGACGAGATAGAAGAACTGGAAGAAAAGCGAGACGAGTTAGAAGAAGAAAACGAAAACAGCCCATCACAAATTATTGAAAATGAAATAAATAATTTAAACGACCGTATAACAGAACTTGAAAGTGAACAAGATGATGAACCAGATGTATTTCAGTGGTTTATCGTGGGTGATTGGGGCGCTAGGCTGCTACAACAAGAAACCAACGAAATAGTTTACTATAACGAAACGCTAGACATGTATCTTTGGGGCGTTACGCACTACGGTACTTCTTGGAACTATGTTCTAACAAACATCAAAATTGATTGGTAGGTGTAATATTCCAATGTTAACACGCAAAGATCTTGACAAGATGAGCGCCGTTCAGGTGCTCATACTTGCATTATTAAAATTCTACTTTTATATTTGCTTTGATCTATTAATTGTGGGTCTTTTTCTAGGCCTATCGAATATAGTGCTACCATTAATATATAAATAATTGAAAGGATGAAAAAAATGCTATTAATTGAGGATAAAAAAAGTATGAAAGTTTATACTGTTAAAAATAAATATTTATGTGAAAATGGCATATTGAATGAAAAAAATGTATGCAATGCGTGCATAAAATACATGAAAAGAAAAAGCGCTGGGGGTATAGGTAATGACTAGACAAGAATTTGATCTAATAAAAGAAGTAATAAACGAACGTTTGAAAATGGACGACATAGGCCCAGCGGTTAGACTTATAACATTGTATAATCGTTTTGAATTAATTAATAATAGAGTTATGGAGCATTTATTTAATTGTATTAGAAATGGTATTTATATCACTTGCAGTATGTATGATGAACTAAAAGAAATGGAGTGAAAAGAAAAATGACTAAAATATTAAAAAAAGACATTGTAAGATTATGTAATTGTATTCAAGAACTAAGCTATCAGCATATAAAAGAGAATGAAAAAGGATGTTATAATCATAATATAATAACATGGTACAATATAAAGCCTTACACTTGTAAAGATGTATACTTTTTATTCTATAAAGACGATTATAAAATTGTCTTAACATCTGATAATAAAAAAGAAATGTATATCAAGCTATTAGAATTATATGAAAGTGGCTTAAATAGTTGGATTGAAGTATTTGAAAAAGATAATAATAAGACTAAAAAAGAAAAACATAGGCTAAACATACATAAAAAATTATTAGTAGAATTAAAAAAGGCAATTTAGAAATGATAGAACAACTGTCAACTATACTTGTATTTATATTACTTATTGCGTTTCTATATAAATACTGGTTATGTATTATTATATTATTTATTGCATTATTTATTATTGTTTATCTTTTATGCTAGTTAACCTAAACTATAGTTAACTAGCTTTTTTATTGTCTTTTTTTTCTTCTCTTTTTCTTCTTGCTTTTTCTTCTTGCATAAATAATTATAAATAAATTGTTTATGAAATAAAGACATAAATATATATGCGTTTGGGGTCATGGTTTGAAAAACGCAACAGGAATTGACGACCATACACACCCCATGCCTTCCCTCTCGACCAAACCACATTTTTTACACCTAGCACTATACACAAGAGAGTGCTAACACAAATAATTGCTAACACAAACCACCCCCTTTTTTAGATAAAAATTTTTGGAAAACGAAAATTCGAGTTTTGAAAAAAATGAGTTCATGTATTTTTGCGAGGGGTAAGCGAGTAGTAAGTGAGGGGTAGACGAGGGGTAAACGAGGGGTAAAAACGTCCTCAATAAAATCATTTATAATGTAGTGAGGTAGAGAAAGAGAGGATGAGAGTATGCCAAGGGCAAAGAGTGTTTCAGAATTAAAGCGTGAGGATGAAGCTAAGAGGTTCTTTGACGAGTATTCAAAGAGTGGGAATATTACGAAGTCCATGCAAAAGATTCGTCCTGATTTAAGCGATAAGAGTGCTTATAACAAGGGATATAAGATATTAAATAGTCCTTTATTTAGGAATGTCATACATGAGAGGGTAAAAAAGAGAGACCAAAGAAGTGTTATGACAGTAGAGCAACGCAGGCAATGGCTTAGCGATAACATTCAAGACGAAGAAAAGGACATGAAAGACAGATTAGGTTGTTTAAAGGAATTGAATAGAATGGATGGCATTGGAAAGAGCAATATTTTAAATGTTGGAAGTGTCAATAATATTACAGTTGAACAGAAAAGAGCGATTGCAGAGGAAAGAATCAACGATATATTAGGTATCAACATGGGAAGTGAATTTTTAGATGCCGAGGTAATAGAACACAAGGAGGACGAAAACAGTGAAGAAACAGACTCTTAGTGTTACGGAACAGTACTTTAAGGATGTAGAGGACTTAAAAGAAGCTAAAGCTATTAATAAGAGCCAAGAAGAAGTTGTTAGGTTGTTGAAGGGAGCTACCCCCAAGTATAAATTGAAGAATTGGACGAGAGGATATATCCCCGAACATTACAAACGATTAAATATTTCTAGACAAGAAGCTTTTAGACTTGCGGTTATCGGTGCAAGAGAGGCTTTAACGTATTTTCAAGTCAATCTTCACTTTACGCAAGCTATGTTGTTCGGTGCGGTTGTAGAGGGATACGATACAATCTATGCAATTACTACTTCTCAGTATGGGAAAAGCTGGACTTTAGGAATGATTGCTATTTATCGTGCTTACAAAGGACATCAAGTACGAATTGCGGCCGCAACAGGAGAAACCGCTACTATCATCATGTCCAAAGTAATTGGACATTTACAAAATGCAGACGAGTCTATTCAGAGTTCTGTATTAGATTCAGGAAACAAGATTGAGAAATTGCAGACTTCTACTTCCAAGACTAAGATTTCATTTAAAGGCGGAGGATGTGTAGAAATCGTTACATTAGGTGGAAACAGTGTGGACCCGAAGAAAAACAACAACGCTATCGGTAAGGGTGGAGATTATATTATTGACGAAGCAGCTCAAGTCAGTGAAGATGCGTATGCCGAGATAGGACGAAGGGAATTTTCAAGTGTTGACGGTTCAAAAGAGCTTGAAATTGCTATTTCCAACCCACACAAACGTGGAGAGTTCTACGATTGCATGACAAACGACAAATACCCCGAAGGAACATTAGTTGTTTGGATGGATGTACGTACTGCTTACGAAGAAGATCGTATGAAAAGTGCATCTCAGATACTAAATTCTCATTTTTACAAGAATAGAAGTACTTGCCAACGTTATTTAGTATGCGAATTAGAGGAATTTTCAGACGAAAGTATGTTCAAAACCATGACTTTAGACGATGATAAAGTCGATAGTTCCTATAAAAAGCGTTTTTTCTTAGGTATTGACTCGGCTTATACAGGAAAAGATGGTATAGATGTTGCTTTATGCTCCCAAAATAGATACGGGAACTGTAAAATCGAGACAATTTACAATCTAAAAGAGGGTGTTTGGGTTCAAGGAGTTACATCTGAGAAGATTATTACCAAGATTGTTAAGATTATCGAGACATTAAACATCAAATATGTTTGTGTTGACGTTGGTTTCGGTACTTGGTTGACCGAAGGGTTGTCAAAATACTCAGATAAGCTAGGATTTATCCTTGAGGGTGTCAATTTCCAAGGAGGGCCAACAAAAACACGTATCAAGGCAAGACATTACAGTGCGGTTTATGCATTTAATTTAAGAGCGGAAATGTATTTAGACTTTCAGCAGCTAATGGACAGTAAGAAATTGACTTTCACAACGGAAGTCGCAAAAAGATTAAAGCCTGAATTGCTTGCTACAAGGACTGTATCGAAGAATAATAAGAAGATAGCCATTATTCCTAAAGAAGAGATAAAACAACGCTTAGGACACTCTCCTGATGCCCTAGATTCCTCAGTACTTTCTGTCCGCAGTTGTTTAATGTATAATCTAAGCAGTGAAATACTTGCGTATGCAGAGAACGATTAGGAGGTGCTAATTTGAGTCGAAGAACAAAGAAAAGACAAAAGGATAGAGTTAAACTAGCATCCAATACCTATGTGTCGCCTAACATTTCGCATAATATTCACAGTTCTAATGCAGAAACCGAAGCCGAAAAGGTAATGGAAGCTATGTTGAACTGCAATTCAGACTGCATCAACGGATTTATAAAGACAAACTTTAATAATCAGTTTGATGAGATTGATTGGATGATAGACAATCTACCAACACTACCATATGTTATCGGCAAGGTTATTGACTTTATATTCTCAAACGGCATCACAACGGGTGATGAGAATTTAGATAAGAATGTTCTTATGCCATTCCTTTACAGACACAATGTACAAGGTATAACAAACTATTCTGTACTTCAAAATGCTATTATGCAGTCCTTATTGTACGGAAAATGCGGTATTCGTTGGCTAGACGAAGATAAAGGAATTGTTACAGAGAATTATCGTAATTATGTTTCTATCATGCGTGAAGATGATGAATATAAAGGCTTTAGAGTTCCTATCTGTTATGCTATGTCGGCAGACGATAAAGAACCTATCTCATTAGGAACAAAGGAAATCGACTTTGACGAAGCGTTATTCCTTCAAACAGGCAAATTAATGTCCAAAGATGGAACAATCATTGTAGAAATTCCTGATAATTTCTGCAATTTAAGAAACGGAACAGACCATGAGAACGGGTTATCTTGTTTATTGCGTGACAAACAACGTCTAAAGCTATTAGGTGCGGTTTACGAGCGTTTGAACTACGATATTCAGTATGATGGCCCAGGACGTTTGATTTTTTGGTTGAAAGACGGATTTGCCAAGGGAGATACGATTGATTTATCGGCTTCCCAAGTTTTAGACGAATCATCAAGTTCTAAAGCAGACAGAGCCGACAAAGCAAGAATTGAAGCTAAACGTCTAGGTCAGGAAATCAGAAATTCAAAATCAGACAATGTAATCCTTGCAAGTTCTATTTTTGAAAAAATGGATCACTTGCCTCGTGTTACAAAAGGTACGGAGTTCTTAGAATACCTTCAAATGAAGGAAGGTTCTATTATTTGTCAGTGTTTCGGTCTTACTCCTGAATTGATTGGTTTAGGGGATGTATCAGGAAACGTATCTATGGAAAGAATCATAGATAATGCCATGACAAATACAATCGTACCAATGCGAGAAAGGTTCGCCACTCAGATTTCTCCTATGTTAAGTGAGAAATTAGGTGTACCAAAGGTTTATTTTGATAAATACGAATTGAAAGAACAACAAGACAAGTCTGCAAAGACATATAAATTAGCCTTGTCAGTTACTCAAATCGTAGGTGCTATTGTCAACGGAGCAGAAGCGTTAGACAAGAGCACAAAGAATCACATGATGGAATCAGTTACTAGAATGATGGATTCTATCGAGAAAACGCTATAGCGAGAGGAGAAAATAAAATGGAAATGGATATTTTAAAAAGTATCTTATCTGAAAATGAGGTAACACCCCTAGGAAGTTTGAATGGAACTCCGTTATATTCATTTGAAGATGCACAGAGAATCAACAAAATTGGATTGGTAAAAGAGAAAATCCAAGGTAAAGAGGTTGAATTTGGTGAAAGACCTATGCGACCTGATGGATTAGGGTATTTGGAAACAAAAGCCAGTGCAATCGCAGTTCCAACTTCTTTCTTTGAGAACAGATATAGAAAAGTAGAAATCGTAAAAACTAGTCTCAATGAAAAAACAAAGAAGGAAGAAACTGTTAAAGATGTATATTACGAAGTCGTAACAGACTACAGAGCTTGTAAAGAACAGGCAAGTGGACGTGTATATACAACAACAATTCATGTATATCAGATTGGAGCTAAGAAAGATTCAAAAGGAAATGCTGATTTATTCTTAATTGGTCAAAGAAATATTTCAGATGCAGACTTTATCAACGAGTTCAAAGGCAAATTGAACAAAGAATCAATGGTCAAGATTCTTAAATTGATTGGTAATAACCCAGCAAAACAAGTAGAAGATACATTAGAGTTTTAATTAGAAGTAAAAAGTAGAAAAAAACAAGGCAATATTTGGAAATAAACAAAAGGTATAAACAGTTTTCACTGTTTATATAGATTTTTGCATATTTCGAGGTATTGCCTTTTTATATGCAAATTAACGAAAGGAGATACATAAATGTCAATTAAACGTAGTTTCACTGTAAAAATCACTTTTAAAGAAGGGTACGGAGACCCTATCACTTTAACAGGAAAAGATGCAACTGCTTTTAACACTGCTTGGCATAACAAATTGAATGACCAAGACGGAGCTATTGGATTTGAATGGCCAGTTATTACGACAACAGGTGAAACACCTAATCAAAAAACAGTAACAACTTATACTTCATTCTTATTCTGCAATGTAGCAAAAGTAGAACGCTCAGAACAAACAGAAACAAAGTATACAGACGATCAATGCCATGATGCTTAGAAGGAGATACCATGCAAAACAACGTACAAACTATTAACGGTGTTACTTGGTTCGATTCCCTAGAAGAAAGAAATACTTTCTTAAAGCAAAATGGTAGACATGAGTTCGCATTGGAAGAAGCAGCAAAGAACGCAAAACAGTATTTGAAACTTCTTGATGTTATCGAAGAAAAAACGCAAATTGACGTTTATTCAAAATTAGATAGCGGTACTTTGCTATACGGATATGTAGTTCTTGAGCCTAAGAAGAAATACAAGATTCCCGAAGATAAAGTTTTGTTAGAAGCACTTAGAAACAAAACTATTCAAAAAAGATATGATTCCACAATGGAAGAAATATTAAAAGGAGCAAAGATTCCATACGAAGTCAAGAAATGTAATTCATGTGGTGGAAGGATTCAGAAATTATTCTATAAGCCCGTAATCGTAGTAGAAACGGAGACTAAGAAATAATGCCACAAAAGAAAAGAGTTCCAACATATGTAGCAAGCATTAAAGATAGCCTTGATCGCAGAAAAAAAGGAAAAGCATTTTATGACAATGCAATCACTTTATCTAGCGTAGATAAAGAAAACCATTATGTCAGTGTGAACCTATCATCAGGGTACGTAGAAAACAAACCTACACGTCTTATTGACGAGGGGGCAATAACATATGAGGGTGGAGATGATATTCGTCTATACATCAAAAAAGGGGCAGTACAAGCATTCTACGATAGCTTGAGTTCTGATTATGTAGGATATATCAACTTAGCTCACATTGACATTACATCACTCCCTTTAAACTTAGGTACATGGACTAAAGATGATTTAACAGTTGTCGATATTGGGGATGGAAGAAAAGGTCTTGATGTAAACGTCAAACTAAATAGGGAATTGCACATAGTGCAAGATTTATTGAAACAAGAAATACCATTGAGTATTAGTGCAGAACTGAGAGGGACACTCGATCTTGAATCGTCATTTAAATTTAATGCACCATTCTACAACGAAATCGAGATTGCTGGTTTCTCAGTTGTTGCAAATCCAGCCAATGTAAACAGTACAGGCGAAAATTTAAACAGTAAAGGAGACTCAGAAATGAACCTATGGGAAAAGATTTTAAAGTTGAGTTCTGAAAATAAAGAAGAAAAGAAGAATGAAGCTTTAGAAAACAAAGAGGAAGAAAAAGAAAAAAAAGAACCTTCTAAAGAAGAAAAAGCACCTGAAAGCAAGACAGATGAAGCAGAAAACGAAGAAGAAGCTAAAAAAGGCGAAGAAACTTCGGAAACTGTTGAGATGTCTAAGGACGACATGGAAAAAATCAACAAATTCATGGATGCTTTTGAAACTTTAAGTGCAAAAGTTGAAACATTAGAAACAGAAAATGCAGAATTAAAAGAAAAATTAAAAAGTTCTAAGAAAGAAAAAACAGAATTTGAAAAGAAAGCAGAAAGCACATTAGACAGATTGTCTAGTTTGATCTCAGGACAAGCTAACGATAAAGAAAAGAAAGAAGAAAAATTAACTTCAACTTCTAAAGTTAGCGGAGATATGTGGGGATAGGAGGTAAACCATGTTAGATTTATTATTTACAAATCCTGATAACACATTATTAGAAAAAATGGCAGTTACACCAGGAATGGTAGAACGTCTAAGTTCTAATATCGAGGATTTAACATCATTCTCAAGAGCTTATATTGATTATGAGAAAGCAAGACAGAATTTAGCAGCAAATGCTTCTAAATCAAATGCAGGAACAGTTGGTATCGGTACTGATTATTCAGATAACTCACCAGCCAATCCATTCCAAAACGTGTTCCCATTAGTTTCTTGGTTAATGAACACACCAGCTTCACGTAAGATGCAAGGTGCTATGAACCGAGGAGCATGGAGCGTTACAAAAAAAGAAGATGGCAAATTCTATATTCAGTTGCCATTCACATACGGAACAACAGAACCTAAATCAACACAAGGTGAATGTTGCTGGGTTCCATTAGATTTAGCTAAATGCGGTAGCAATGCACCATTAGCATTATTGTGTTTAAAGAGTTGCGAGCCTATTATGGATAGCTTAGTAAATGAAACACGTAAAATCAAAGCTAATGACATGGTTTGCTATTTCCAACGTGAAGGAGAAACTATTAAAGAAGCTCAGAAACGTATGGATTTAATTTCAATGGCATACTTCACTGCTATTAACGTAATCTTAGGAACAATGGCTACAGGTACTGCTACATTGAAACCATTCCATGGATTATTGGAAGTAATGGAAGATAAAGCAGTTATCAAAATCGTAGGTACAAACGTATTATCTGCATTTGATTCAGTTGCATTACGTTTAGCAGCATTAGGAGATGGCGATTATAAATTCGCTTGTCACCCATTAGTACTTGAAGGTATTAAATCTGTTATCGTTCCAGGTAAATTCAACGGAGAATATCCTGATGGATGGACTCGTAACAAAGAAACTGGAGAAGTCGCATTTAAAGGACATGGATTTATCGCAGATAAATTAGTTCCATGTGATATTACAAAAGGTACAGGTGATGTATGGGTATTAGAAGGAAATACAGTAGGTTTGGTAATGGGAACTACTTTCCAACCATCTGAAAAATTCCAACGTCATACATTCGGTGCTACAGATACTCCATCTGAAGGATGTGGTACTCAATGTGATTACTACTACAACTTTGGATGTGCATTTGGAACAGACGCAAACAGATTAATGGTTATCCAAGGTATTCCAATGTCAGCAGCTACATTAGGAGATACATTAAACGGATTAGACCTTGTATTAAAACCAACAACTATCGTACCAATCAACATTGGTGAATAATGTACGAAAAAATTATCGAACAATTGAAAAACTATTGTTCGTGCATAAAGGAAAGCGATTTAGAAGCAGATAAGCTTGAAAAGAATGTTGGAGAACTAATTGATTTAATTAGTACCATCACTTGTTGGAAAAATCATCCTTGTGAGACTTTCCTCTCATCTCAAAGAGAGGAAGTCTTTGATGTTGGTGAATTTAAGAAATGTGGTTGCGATTCAGGAATTGTACGTATACCGCTATTCTATCCAATGATTGACCCAACAACGATTGAAGTATCTGTTATCACTAGAGAAAGAATTACATTTACTACTCACAAATTAGAAGTTGATAAAGATTTTTCTTATAACCCATACGACAGTATCGTGTACGTTGATTTATCTAATATCGACTACAAAGATGTGTGCAATTGTGGATGTGATGAATTATCTAAGATCGTTGTCAGTTATGTAGCTGGATATGAAACGATACCTGAATGTCTATTGCCTGTATTCTGCGACTTTCTACAATTTGTTATCGCAATGAACAGATGTGAATGCGGTTGTAGCACGTGTGAAGAAACAGATGGTAGTGATGTTCTTATTTCAGAAGAAAATTCTGATGCTCAGATTTCAATTAGTGTGTATGTTCGTGAACATATCACAAAAGCGTATTCAGAGCAGTTAGGTATCTTATCAGTATGTAATTCAAAAGACATATGGGTTGGTGATGTTGTGTGAGAATCAAATATATTGGAATGAAAAGTTCCACAAAGAAAAATGGATGCCCCGTATGCGGTGCGAAAGCCAAATCAAACACATCTTATGAGTATTCAAAACGTATGTGTTTGCCGAGTGGCCTAGTAAAAATCTTCCTTATGAACAAAGTTGAGGAAGTATCGTATGAAGATGGTGTATTCCTAAAAGGCTTTAAATACGTCTATGGAGGCAAACTTTATTACCCCTTTATCGAGGTGTAGGAAATGCTAAAAGGCCTCTTAGAAGATGTTATAGAAGCGTGTGAAGAAGATTTTGAAGGATTGGCTAGTGAATTAGAAGAAACTATGCGAGATGAAGCTCCAAGAGGGAGTAGATTCTATGCTCAAGAAATGACAAGTATGCCATGGAATGAATATAGGCCAGGTGCTTTAAAGGATTCGATCACGAAAGAAAAAGTATCTAATACCGAATATCTAATCGGTGTAGATGCAGACAAACTAGAAAAAGATTCTAGAAACCCTTCTCACGTTGATTACTCCCCAATGGTACAGAATGGAACTAAACGAGTTTATACATTAGTACGTAAAAACGGAAGGCCGTTCGTTTGGGTAGATGAAATGGGAAAGAAACACTTTGCACACAAAATTAAGATGCCACCTAGAAAGGCAAATGATTTTGTTGCTAGAGCGGTATCTAGATTTGATGCAAAAGTTAAATAAAGGAGATTAAAAATGGAAGAAAAAGTTGTAAAAGCTAAAAAGACTCCTGAACAGAAAGTAGATGTTCAAGCATTTGTTTCACGCAAACTAAACGCTTTAAATCAATTAGGCGGTGCTAAAGCAGAGCGTGCTATGGAGCGTGTACTAAAAGCTACAATGGGAGGGCAAAAGTAATGTCTAACTGTAACATTAACAAAATCATTAGTGACAAATTAAGTGTCTCTAAATTAACTAAAACTCAAGAAATTGATATTACTATCATGAGTGATATTGATTCTTGTTTAAAAATCAATACTCGTAAATTTGAAAAGATTACAGGTACTTCTAGTGCTTATACATCACGTACTATTGCACCTGATTTAATCAACGTTTGTGAATCATTCGGATGTAAGAATACAGGTACATTGTTCATCACTTCTAAAGAAACGGATGCAGAAGGTGGAGAAGGAAACAAAGTACACACAAGTGGTGCGGTATTTAAAGCATTGAAAAATGCATTAGACTTTGCAGCAGGTGTTGTTTACTACTACGTAAATGTTCCTCAAGCAGGTACTTACACAATCACAACAAAGATTTCAGATGTTTTAGATCATGAAATGACTAATGCAGATGAGTATACAAGTACTTTAAAAGCAGATAAAGAAGGATTCTACCCTGTACAGATTGACCTATCTACTGTTCCAACAAAAACAAGTGGAAAAGGATGGGAAGCAAGTACATCAGGTGTCCGTTTAAGTATTGAAGTAGCATTAACAGATAAATCAGCAGATAGTATCTTGATTGGTATTTCTTCAATTTCTTTCTTTGAAGAATTTGCAGACTTAGATTCTAACAACGATATTAAAGTAAGCTGCTTATCAGGATTTGATGGTGACGATACTGTAGACCCTGTAGATACAAGTTGCTTTGACGATTCTTATGATGATGATTCTGCTTCTATTGAGCGTTCATTTACAGGCACTCAATTAACATCTAACTACTTAACTATGAACCCATTCATTGGCAAGGGAGATAAATCTCAAGGCTTTATGATGCGTACTCAGGAAGTGGTTATTGAAGCAGATAAAGAACATCCTGAATATGGTTCAATTCATATTGCAGACCACTATGTTGATGAATGTGGATTTATCTATGCAGCATTGAGTGACCAATGCAATATCACAGATTCTACTTTGAACCGAATCAACACTCCATTGTTGGCTAACTTAGATGAGTCTCAATACCAAGTATTGAACAGTAAAATCAATCCAAGTTTAGATATTGAAGGTTCAAAGATTTACTTCAACAAAAACTTAGTAGGTAAAACATTGAAGATTTCTTATCCAATGACTGTTGATGTATTGCAACACTATGTAGCAAACAACGATAGCTTAAAGAATAAGAGAGCGAAAGTTACAATCACTCGTTATAGAAGTGATGGAACTGCGGAAGTATTTACTTACCACAATGCAAAAATCACTTCATTCCCAATGGGTATCCCTGATGATGGAGCGTTTGAATTTAGTTTAGCGTTCAAGAAAGATACTCGTGGAAACTGGTATGAAGTTTATGTAGTAAACAAAGCTAACGCTAATTTATAGAAATTGAGAGGCAAATGAGATGGAAGAACAAAAGATTTTAGAACCAACACAGTTAAATGCCATGATTGAAAAGTTAAAAGTAGCTCGTGAGGATGATACTCCTCACGCAGTCTATGGCAATGGTGGTGAAATTGCAGTTGTTGGTGATGTAAATAAGACAGATGTTAAAACAATTGATATTGAAGTGAGTTTTAGATTCACTGAAAAAGAAATCGAAGAACATAAAATTGATGTTCCTGAGAACGCTAAAAGAGTAGGGCAATACGTTATGTTCGATAAGAAGTTTGAAAATCTAACATTATCTCCTAGACAAGATATGAAGATGGTAGAAGCTTTAATCGAAGTAAAACCATTGTTATTGGATGCAGAACAAATCCTAGACCCATATAAAGAAAAATTCCAAGAAATCGAGGAATATTACGGTCACAAATTCATTGAAGGAAAAGATGGAATCGTTACAACAGATGCAGATGATGAAGAAGTGAACAAGACTATGGTTCAGATTTATGAAGCGTATATGAATGAAGCGAATGAACAGATTTTCCATTTATACGCTCAATCCTCTACAAATTTAGTTGATGGACTTTATAAAGTTGTTGCAATTTTCTTAGGATTAGATGAATTTTATGAGGATCACATGATGCAATATTCAGTTTTAACTTGCATGATTAGCCTAATTATCAAATATCCTGAATTATTTAATGAGGTAGAAACAGTTTTTATCAAATAATTGATAAGGGGGATGATAAAAAGGATTCAGTAAAAAAAGCAAAGTCTTATGTTGCAGAACTAAATCTTTATTCAACCATGGCTCATTATGTCGGTAAAATTCTAAAAATACGCCCCAATGAGATATTAGACCATTGGGGTGTTTCTGAATTAGTTGTAGCCTTTGGGTACTACGCAAATCTACAAAGCGATAAAACATGGAATGAAATTAACGAGGCAAATAAAAATTCTCAAAAGAAAATACCTCAGATTGACAGATATGCGGTTCATTTCATGCAGAAAACAGATTTAGCGAAGGAGTCCGAAGATGTCAGTACGTGAAGTCGGTGCTAGGTTAGTCCTTGACATTAAGGATGCCGAAGCAAAGATAAAACAACTTGAAAAAGAGTTAAAAGATATTGAAAAGGCAAAGCTCAAATTTGATGCTAACACCAATGAATTAGAAAAAATTAAGGCAAGATTAGAAGAAATCAAAAAAGAAAAGGAAGCTTTGGAAAGACAAAAACTTTCTTTAAAAGTTGATTTGGATAATCTAGCTAATTTCAAGAATCAATTATTGGATGTTAAAGAGGATATTAGTGAACTTAAAAAAGAGCTATTAGCCTTGAGTAATAAAAAGCTTTCTATTGATATTGATTTAAAAGCAAATGCCAATGAAATTCATGATGTCATTAACGATATGACTATAGGCGAAAACGATAAAAGTGTTAAGCTTAAAGACCTATACAGTGCACGTGAAGCTCTCAAATACGATATGCGAGAAGTTGGCATTGAAATTGATGAAGTTCAAAAGAAAATTAACAATCTTAACAAAGAAAAAATTAAGATTGAAGCGAACATCAGTGAATTAAATGATGCTCAAAAATTGGTTGATGAGATTGATGATTCAATCGCAGATTTAGACAAAGAAAAAATAAAATTAGAAGCAGATTCTTCTAAGTTAGAAGATACAAATAAAAAGCTAGACGAAACCGTTGAAAAAGAGAATGATGTAAGAAACACAAAAGCGGATATTGAGTCACAAGTTATCGGATATCAAGATAGTTTGAATAAACTAAACAATCTTCAAAACGCTGCTAAAGCCTTGAAAACTGCTAGTAAGATTACATTTGATGTTGGAAATAAGATGTCAAATCTAGGCTCTAGTATGTTGAATATCGCTAAGAATTTCCAAAACAATCCAATAGGAGATATTGGACGATTCTTAGTACAAGGTGTTGGTTATTCTAGTTTGTATAGATTTGTTTCGAGTGCACAAAATGCAATGGGTGATGCATTTTCAAAAGGTGTTCAAAGATACGATACTATCAATGTTGCAAAAAGAACATTATCCACTGTAGTAGGTGATGTAGATGATTCTACAACTAAAATACAAAAGATGATTGATAACCTAGATGAAAGCATTTTGGGCCTACCAACCACCTTAGATGATGCTCTAAGCCATGTTACGAGATTTACTTCAATCAATCATGATTTAGATAGGTCTCAAAAGCTATTCTCGGCAATTAATGATTCCATTTTGACATTTGGCGGTGATTCTGAGGGAGTAAACAATGCGGTTACTCAGTATTCTCAAATCATGGGTTCTAAAATGGATGCTCGTACATTGAGATCAATGGAAGATGCAGGTATGACACCAGCCTTAACTGCTATTGCAAAGAAATTTAATATGTCATTTGCAGAGTTTAGAGAAGCATTTACAGGTTCAAATCCAACTATTTCATTACAACAATTTGAAGATGCTCTGATTGAATTGGATGAAAAAGGCGGTGGTGGCCTAGATTCGTTGGCAACTATGGTTAAATCATCTGTAGCCACAATTGGTAATGCTTTTGACTTAATCCCTAAGAGATTTAGTAAAGCCGAAGAAAAGTGGCTAGGTGCATTAGATGAGGTTTCAACAGAATTGACGGGAGCTACAATCTATGGAAATATCTACAAACTTTCTCAAAAAGTTGAAGGCTTAGGAGATATAGGAGCAAACTTCATTAGAGGTCATAAAAAAGAGATTGGCGAAGGTATAGACTTCATAAAAACAAAGTTTACTGAATTATGGAGCGTTTTAAAAACATTCAGTTTCAAAGATTTTGTTGGTGGTTTTAAAGAAGGATTAGGAGATTTCCAAGGTGTAATTGATTTCTTCAAGCCTATTCTTGGTGATTTCTATGATTTTGCAAAAGATAAAATCACCGAAATGGGAGACGGAAGCTTTTCTAAAGGATTAGGACGTTTCGTATCAGACTACATCCAAATTGGTATTGGATTAAAGTATGCTGGTAAGTTAATGAAACTTGGAAGCGGTGGAATTAGCCTTTTAGGAGATTTAGTAAACATTTCTTCAAAATTCAAAGGAAAAAGTTTCAATATTCCTTTCCTAGGAAAACTAGGAAGTAAATTCAGTTCTATTAAAGATGTATTCAAGAGTTCAGATGAGATTACTACTGCGACAGGTACTCCAAAAACTTTTGATGCAGAAGGATTTAAAAATAAATTATCTTCATTAGCTATCATAGCTGGTGGGGCAGGAACAATTATTCTTTATTGCAAAGCTATAAAGGAAATTGAAAAGAATGTTCCAAATGACATTACAACATTGCCTATGCGATTAACAAATTTGTTCTCTGTAATGGGATTGATGATGGGAGCTAATACGATTAATGCAGGGGTTTCAAAAGCATTAGAAATGAACAATGCCTTAACAGGATTAGCAATGATGATTGGTCAAGGCGGAGCTTTATGGTTGTTTGCTAAAGCTATGCAAGAGCTAGATAAGACTATGCCTGATGGATTCGACACATTCAACGATAAGTTATTAGGTTTATTTGAATGTATAGGCTCTATGACACTTATTACAGGTATTCAAGGTGGTGCTGGTGTCCTAACGGGTGGAATCACTACATTGGCCCAAGTGTTAGGAATGATAACAACAACAGGACTAGCTGGTACGTTGATTGCTTGTGCTAAGGCTATGCAAGAAGTCGATAAGAATGTTCCTTCAAACACAAAAGGACTTAAAAAGAAAATCCAAGGAATTATGGATGTCATAGATATGTTTGAAGGCGGAGGAACATATTCTTCTTGGTGGAGTCAAGTTATTAAAAGTTCTGAGTCTTTATGGAAAAACATGGAGACTTGGAATATTACTAGGATTCTAAAGAAACTTGTTACTATTGGAGAATCAATTTCAAAAGTGCAAGGAATGAGCATTGATAGCAGTTCTTTCAACGATCAATTCAAAGATATTCAAGAGGTAATCAAGAATATTAATGATTTTGAGTTCCCAACAGTTAGTACTTCAAGTGCAACGAACATTGCAGATGCAAACAGTATCGTTAAGAACTATGCAACAATGGCTTCTAGCCTTTCTAAAATGTCTAGTATCAATGGAAGTTCAATTAACGTTGAGAATTGTACAAGCATTTTAAAGAATGTAGCTAGTGTTGTTCAAGAAATGAAAAAGATTGTATTCCCTGATGTTACAAAGAATATTAAATCTAATTTAAACTCCACAAATGCTCAAGAGTTCCTAGATACATTAAAGATTTTGGAACAAATTGTTCCTGAATTTGGAAACTTGCAAGCAACGATTACAAACAATCCTTTACCAAATGCAGAGGATATTAAAAAGACAATCTCTAGTATTTCTCAAGCAATTGGATACATTTCTGTTGCTGGTGTTGGAACAGGAAAAGACAAGAATATGTTGTCTTACAACTTGAGACAAATGCCTGATTCTAAGCTATTTAACAACGCACTAAAGGCGATTACAACTTTAGGTGATATAATCCTCAAGTTTGAAACTTTGAACGTATATTCAACTGATTTCGACTTTGAAACACTGAGAGCCAATATTAAGAGTATTGGAAATGCAGTGAATGAAATGGCAACTAACAAAGGATTAACTGAAAATCTAGAGAATATGGACACAGTTAATAAGACTGTTTCTAAGTTGAAAAAAACGTGTGAAAGCTTAAATTCTATCGTTGGATTAAATCTAGACTTTGTTAAGGTTGGAGAAGTCACAACAGGTATTCAAACGTTCCTAAACAATGTTAAAGGATTGAAAGTTGGAGAAGCTACTACAGATGTTGTTACAGAAGTAAACTCAATCGTTACTTCATTCCACAACATGGCCACAACTTTATCAAATATGAAATCAGAATTTAATACCTCTGGTACAGATATGGCCAATGGAATTATTGAAGGTTTCAAAAGTATTGATATTGAAGGCTCATTTGGAACTAAGATTGATAATGCTAAAGCTTCATTGAAGAAGAAAAGCTTCAAATCCGTAGGTAAGAAGTTTGGAAAAGATGTTGTAAGTGGATTTAGTGAAGGTATCTCTAATATGTCTAGTTCAATCTCTAATCAGATTACTATGATGTATGGATATTCAACACGATTCACAGATTTAGGACAATACTTAGGAAGTGCATTTAAAAATGCGTTCAACAATCAATCAGGAAACATTAATACAGGTGGTACAACTACTCCTACAGTAAACACGGGCAATGAGTCACAAGGAAAAAACTTTAAGTTTGCTAAAGGTGGCCCAGTTTACTTAAAACGAGGTGGACAACCAATCGTCATGAAGCCTAGTGGAACAGATACAGTTCCTGCTATGCTTACTCCTGGTGAGTATGTAATGAAACGTAGTGCAGTTAAGAACGCAGGTCAAAGCTTCATGGATAAAGTAAATAACATGGATTTAAAAGGTGCGTTCAAAGAATTGTCTACTAGATATGGTTCTCATGTTGGAAGTGTTGTTAATAAGAACGTGACTATCAACAATAACGATAATCGTGTTACGAATAACAGTATCGCTTTCAACGAAGGAAACGAAAGAAGGCAGGCTATCAAAGTAGGTAGATGCTTGAGAGGTTTGGCATAATGACTTGTTATAACTTAAACCCATTAAAAACATACGTTCAGTTCAATGATCTTGTAATAGACAGTGCGGAGGAGATTTCCTCTGCCTCTCTAAAGCAAGATACAAAGACTGCAACGCAAGAATATAGTTACGGACATGGTAGTTATGTTGCTTTCCAAAAGAATCAACAGTTTCTTACGGAAGGTGATTTGTCCTTAACATTGAATTTTAATTATGAACATTTTCATGATGAAGATAGAAGATTCCTACGTGACTATTTCAATTTGAATTTGCTTAAACCTGGAAGATTATGGGCAATTCAAGATAACAAATTGATTTGGGCATGGGCCTATGTCACAGGATTTAGTGAAGATTACAAAAAATACCAAGGCTATTTATCAATGGATATTGATTTTAAACTTTGGGAAGGTGTATGGCATATTGCAGATACAAAGAAAACATTCTTAGTTCCTTATTCTGTATGTAATATCCTCGATTGTGAGGATTTCAGAGATGCTCAAGAGTGTTTATCATGTTGTGTTACTTGCCCTCCTGATATGGAAACTTGCAATTCGTGTCTATGTGATTGTGGAGACATTACAGAGGAAACATCTTTATGCGTGATGGGAACTAAAGCATTGGAAGATTTTATGAATTGTGGTAATTCGTACAAGATTGTCTACGATTGCATTAAAGGTGAACAGATTTTCGGTGATGATTTGATTAAAAACAAAATCTGTAAAAAAGATTATTGTGTTGAGTCAATTGCTGGAAGATTCTACAGTGGAACAGTGTTAGATACCGACAAAGTAAAATTGATTCTAGATGGTAAATTCCAAAACCCTGAAATTGAAATCAACGGAAACAAAATGATGATTCTAGGCGAATATGATGGAATTTTAACACTTGATTCAAGTTGGAACTTATACTTTACTGCGGATGGATGTTGTGCATCAGAGGAAGTAGATTTAGATAATCTAGTTATCGAAGATGAATTTGGATTCACAGTACATCATGGAATGAATAGATTAGTTGTCACAGGCTCATGTTGTAAGATGGCTTGTGTATATATAGATGTTGATGAACTTACAAATTAAGGAGGCTTGCAGTGGCAAATGTTAAAAGTTATTGCACTGCTTGTGGAAAACTAAAAGATAGCAGTGCAGAGTTTATCCAAAATGGTGTTACAGATTCAATCTGTACGTCTTTAGGAAGCGATACAGGCTTAAATCCTGAGAATGGCAATAATACGTGTACAGACATGGAAAATGCCAACGATTGCCTTACAAAGGGCTTATATGACATCATAGATGGATTTGATTTGTGTGATTGGAAATTATTCATGAGTCAATATGCTAACAATGATTACAACATGAAAGCAGCTATGATTTGTTGGATGTGTGGATTGCAAGACCAGTTGTATAATCTTCAACTTCAAAACTTGGCAATCGAAACACAATACACGATTCAACAGTCTACACCTGAATTGAGTGTTGAAATTGACAGACAAGGTAATTTCACATTCAGATATTCAGATTGGATTCACACAAGTGAATATACGAAAGTAGCGGACGGAGTTATTACAGGAAAAGTAGATTTCTGTATGAAGCCTAACAAAGATAAGAGTGCTACATACAAATTCAACAGTGTTACATTGAAACACTACTCTTATAAAATGACGGGAGTTTCCGCTGGCTCAGCTCCAACTGTTTCAATTCGTGTTCCTAATAAGAGTGGATCGTTGGTATATCAAAAAATCACAAACGCTTCATTTGAAGAAGATATTAACAAAACAGTGGAATTAAGCATGAGTGGAACAGTAAAAGCAGGAGAAACAACAAATTGGTTGCAATTCCTTTCTATTTATGTTGATTGGCTAGAAGATGATGAAATATCTCTACACACTCGTTTTGTAAATGATAACAAGGTGAATTTTGTTATCTGTAGAGATTAGGAGGTACACATAAATGAATAAAGATGTTTGTTCTGCTTGCGATTCTTTAAAAGCTACGAGCAGTAATTTCATTCAAAAAGGTGTAACAGATACTATTTGTGCAAATCTTAAAGTAAACCAAGGTTTTGAAAACAAGGGCCACAATAACTGTACAGATATGCACGATATGAACGATTGCTTATTAGGCGGATTGCTAGAAAAGATTGATACATATGATGTTTGCGATACAAAAGAAGCTATCAAAGATTTGGAAAAGAACCTAATCAGTATCATGGATGTAATGATTTGTTCTGATTGTGGGCAATGGGAAGAAATCGAGAAACTATGGGCAGAAATCCAAAAGATTTGGAATGCTATCAGAGCATTACAAAATAAGGTTGGTGGTATCGAAGGCAGCGTTGGAGATATGTACAGTGCGGTCGAAAAGATTCTTACGAACCTTAAAAACAGTGGTGCATGGAAGCAAACAGGAGATACTGTATTTGAAGGAAAATTCAATGACGGAAGAAGTATTGCAACAGGTAATATCAATATCTTTGGTGGTACTCCTGATGGAAACTCATACATCCGTACTAATAACGGAAGTTCTGAGAATGATTTGGCTGGTGGTGTTTAATGGCATGGCAAAACTTTCATGGAGCTTACGATAACACAGGGCCATATGCAAATGTAGTATTAGGTGGGAATCCAGGCGATACCGCAGACTTTGGATTTCCTCTTGCTACCGCCCATGCTAAAGGGTATGGAAAAGGTATCAACTTTTCAGATGATGGAAACTATGGTGTTACATTCACGTTAGATTTAGTTGGATATGGTGTAACGGATGCTGGTCAATATACAGGTAACGGAAAGTATGTACAGTATGGTGGAAGATACAACTATATTTTGATCATTAGTGTTTCTAACAACAACAAAGCATCATGGAGAGAGATTTACAATCAAGTAATATTCTCTCATGCCGATACATGGTCATTGGCTTATTCATCAGGTTGGGAAACAGTGGCACAAAATAGTCAATGGAGCGGTAAGCTACAACTTCCAACAGATACAACACACGTTAAGGTTGAATTAAGAGGTGAAGATGCTACATTCCCTTACGAGAATATATATTCTATTCAACAGGTTATCCCTGATTTCAGACCATGGGCAGTAAGAAAAGGTGGCATATTCTATTCGTTGGATAGAGCTACAGGATGGTTTAAAAAGAGAGTTAAAGACTCTTGGGTTACTATTGGCAAGTACAGTGCCGATAAAGCGAACAAAGAAAACCAAGGGTCAAGTAGAATCAGAAAAAATGGTAAATGGGTAGGACAAGGCAAAATTGGTAGTTAGGAGTAAATATGATTCCTTACTTTGAAATATTAGAATTTGGAAAAGTTAAGAAAAGATTCAGAGAAGCTTTAAGCACAATCAGTTTTTCAAATGAGTTGATGACAGTACCTGAAATGCAAATCACAATTCCTAACGAATACTACGATTTAATCTCAGGAAGAAAAGAAATGCGAGTAATTATGGATTGTGGAGTTTTCTACGGAATGATTACCGACTACAAACCCTCTGTAAGTGGTTTAAACATATCTCTAACGCACGTAATTAACGAATGGACATATAGGCAAGTACCAACAAATTATGCGGTTAAAAACGCTCTTATAAAGAACGTATACGAAAGTGAAGATATGTATTATTCGACTCAGTGGAAGATGAATTTTGAAACTGAGATTGATAGTGAAAAGATTGACTACGTTTATTCTAGACAATCTAAATTAGATGCACTTACTAAAACTTGTGAATTGACACCATCTGTTTATTGGAGAGTACCGTTTACGAATGATAAGCAAGTTGAAGTTGGATATTTTGGAAAGAAGCAACCCGTTATGCTTTCCAATAAACCAACATTAGGAAGAAATTACAGAATCATTGGTGAGCCAACAATGGAAACCGATTTTTCAGATGTTATTAACCTTGCTACAGTTTATGCTAATAAGTCTGATAGTGGTATGTCCTCTTTATCTCTGAGAGAAGTGTATAACGATAAAAGCTTGCAGAACCCTAAGTTTCCTGTAGTTATTTTGAGGTCAAACATAAATAACGAGCGTGATTATGAATATGTAGACTTTCCTAAATTAGCTCCTAACAATCAATTGGAATATTCCATTATTGATACGGAATCAGTTGGATATGAAAGTGGTGTATTCATTGAAGGAACATTTGCATTTGATGATTTATCACCATTTAGCTTAGAGGATATGACAAAAGACTCTAAGGACTATAAATGGGTCATTCCTAAAGAGCAAAGATTTTTGACGGATACAGAGGAAATAAACAACGCTAAAGCCTTGTGGCACTCTTTAAAAGACATTTGGAGCAAATCTGCTATTGCTGCTTTATGTGGTTCGTGTCACGTAGAATCAACCTTAAACCCTAACTTGTATCAAATGGGTGATGTTCCTGATTCTCAAAAAGGATTTGGATTGGTTCAATGGACACCATACACACGAATTACAAATTGGTTAGGCTCTCATGGATATACAAGCTACACAATGTACGGAAAAGGGGAAGTAGCTAAGTTAGTTGAAGAATGGTCAACAAACGCTACAAATGGCCCTTGGATTCCTACTTTTTCTTATAACATCACATTTCAACAATGGTCACACATGGAAGCAGATATGAATTACATGGTAATGGCTTTTATGGCGGATTATGAACGTGGTGATACATCTATTGATTTACAGTATCAAAAGCGTATTGAATTTGCTCAACGTATTTATGGTTTGATTCCTGATTGGGAACAAGATGATAACGGTACTACAACAGATACAGATAAAACACAATCCCGTCCTTGGAACGCTCAGAATTTTATTAACACATGGAATGGTCAATCTATCGACATGGATGGTGTTCCTGTTGAACAACCATATCAATGTGTAGATGCATGGAAGAAAGCATTACAGACATTGAATTATCCAGACCCAACAAGAGCTATTGGCGGTGATGGATATGCAGATTACATTTGGTATAACAGAGATGAATTAGGTTATTCTCAGTACTTTGATTATGTTAGTACACCTCAATTTGGTGATTGGTGCATATTCGGTAGAAGTGGTGACACACCTACATCACACGTTGCAATGTACGTTTCTGATGCTGGTAATGGTAGAGCTAATTTCTTTGGTCAAAACCAACCTTATCCATATTGCAATACGACAACAATCAGTACATCAAATATCATTGGTATTTTCAGAGTAAAGAGTGTTTATGTACAACAGAGCATTGACCCTGAGTCTACAAACGGAACAACTATCATTACTGATAACGATAGAATTTATGCGGCCAAGGTCGTATATGATTGTGCCTGTAGAAAACTAATTAACGCAAGAAGAAAGTTTTCTATCAACACTTCTTGTGAAGCATTGCCTAAAGAAGTAAACGTAGGTGATAGAATCAGATTTATTTATGATCTCAATTTATTGCAATTGGGAAGTTGTAATAGATACATGAAACGTATTCTAAAACAAGACGATTGGTTCTATATCACAAGTCTACAAAGAGAAATAGATAAAACAGGAATTGAAATAGATACATTGACACTAGAGAAATTCCTAAGAACAGATAGAGACGGAAAGAGTGAGTAGTTATGGATATTAGTAAGGCGATAAATATATTAGCTGATAGTGTCTATGATTTGAAAGAAAAAGGAAGATACAATTCCATTCAACGTAGAAACCACACAGTTGATTTTTATGGGTATGAGTTCCCTAGATGGGGATGTTCAAGTTCTAAACCAGCGGTAATAGGAATGTCAATTTCTCAGGATTTGATTTATTATGAGCGTTTTGAGTTTAAACTAGTAATAGATAATTCTACTGCTACAAACTTTAATGTTGAGATTGAAGGAATAGACATGACACCATATTTCAAGCAGCAATTCAACGGAGCATGGATTACAGGCAATGGACTATGGCCTGGGCAATATTCTAATTTTGATGTTCTTAAAGCTTGTGGGTATCTTTCAGAGGATGAGAGAAATAGAATATTAGACCCAGGATATAAAACAATCAAAGTAACAGGAAATGGTAATTTTGATTGTACGTTAGTTAATTATCTTAAATATAGTCATGTAAACAGATAAGAGGTATCTATGAATAGATATGAACAAAGGATTGAAAACCTATCAAATCATGTAAAACAAAATCCTAGAGATTGGCAGTCTGCCATATCGCTATTGAAATTGAACAGTCAACAAATTGACTTTAAAAGAAAACAAAAACAACAGTCTGCTAGATTATCTATCAAAGCATACAAAAAGGAGGTTGTGTAGATGGAAAACAAATATAGCACTTCGGGAATTGGAGAAGATATTATCCGTAGTTTTACACAAATTGCAAGTGCAGAACTACACGCTAAAACCTTATTAGAAAAACGTATTTCTGAGGTTGAAAACGGATTAATTAGTGAAGAAGAAATTCCTGATAATTTAGAAAAGATTGAAGCACTAAAGGATGAAATTGATGATTATGCCAACATCAGACGTTCTCAAATGCTTTATCTATACAATTCTTTTGGTGGCAAAGGGGATAGAGAACAGTGGTGTTTAGTTAAACATTTAAGTATGGCTATGTACACTGCATTTGAAGCATATCAAGCTTCGGATAGAGACCCTGAATTATTGAATATCGCTTTGGAGATTAACAAGAAGTTTATTGAAGCTTGTACCAAATTCTTAGGCGTAGAAATTACTTCTTGTGCATCTTGCTTCGCAGACATTATGAAAGCTGGAGGAAAATAATATGCAACCTGTAGTATGTAACAAAGATATGGCAGTAGTATTCCCTTTAAAAGACGGTGATTGCGAATTTTGGCTAGAAATCGTTGATTCTGTAGATGATATTACTAATCCAAGTAGAGACCATGCGTATGTTGATTCAAAAGGATTGTTCTATATCTACAACGGAAAAGAAATTCAAGTAATCAATGACCATGCCAATTTGAAAATCAAATGGGGAAATATGATTGGTGATATTTCTAATCAATTGGATTTAATTGAAATTCTAAATCAATTCGTAAAGACAATTTCTGTAAACGGAACAAACATTGCCAAAGACAACGACAAAAACATTGCTATTCAAGTGCCTATCACAACTATTAAATTAGATGGAAATACGATTAGTCCTGTTGATTATATTGTAAATTTAGATTTAGCTAGTGTTTATGCAAAGAAAACTGAAATTCCTAAAAATGTATCTGAGCTTCAAAATGATGCTGGATATATTAAGCAAGAAGTTGTAGATCAATTAATACCTATTAAAGCAATCAAGGTTAATAACGTAACGATACCGCCTGATGAAAACCGTACAGTAAATATTGAAAATGTGTATGTTACACCAGAAGAATTCGGTGCTATTGGTGACGGTACTACTAACGATAGTTCAGCATTTAATGCTTGTATTGCGAAAGCAAACGAAACTAGTAAGTATGTATTGTTAAGCAACAAAACATATTTAATTGGTGATACTTTAATGGATAACGCTGATACAAATATAATAGGTGTTAATACTGTGATTATATTAGACAACAACACGTTTACAAAACAAATAGTTAATTGTGTGTTTAGTAATATCACATTTAAGCGTACTGTAAGAAGTGATTTACCACTAACAGAAAACTTTTCTTCATCTCAATTTAAGTATTGTAATTTTGTTGATATTAATTATTTATTTAATAATATTTCACCTAGAATTAACACGCTAGAACATTTATTATTAGATGAATGTAATTTACAAAATACACAACTTATTCAAGTCACTAATCAATTTAATGGTGTGGTTTATAGTATTAATAAAACATTATTTTATTATGATGAAGACTATAAACAAAGAACTACAATTATTGGTGGATATATTGGTGGTAAGTTTATATTTAATAATTGCACTTTCTCAAAATTTGAGCCGGATGGAATAATTGAATTATTTAGTTCTCTTGATAATTTTGAATTTAATAATTGTTATATTCATACTTATGATAATGCAAACACCTTTATTCTACCGAATATAAGTAGTGTGGAGAAACAACAAATAACATTTAATAATTGTGATATTTCAAACAATAATAAATATTTAGTTGATGTGTATAACACAAATGACACGGTACTCCCAACTGTTAATATTAAATATTCAACATTAAAAGTGAATGCAATTTTTAATACAAAAAATGCGTGTAGTTTATGGCTTGAAAACAATCAAATTGACACTAAGCCTATTATTAATGCTGGAGTGGGTGAAGTTAATATCGTTGAAATTCAACAAAAGTATAGTGATACTAGCGAAAATATATTCCCTTGGACAACAGAGCCTACACCAACCGTTGAAAATAATGTTTCACTTAATAAAGTTGGAACAGATCAATATTATGTTTTAACAGAAAGCAAAGATAAAAATGTTAAAAAATTAGATTATTATTTTAAATATAATCTTAATTATTTACCAGCTGCGCCTTATTATGGCAACACCCTTTTTGTTAGGGATTTAGACTTAGAAGGTTATACAGTTAATAGATCATATTTAAGTAATAACACATGTAAATTAAAAAACAAAAGTACAGGTGAATTAATAGATTATGTTTATTTAATGCTAGATGATAATGTAACAGTCACAACTATAAATGATAACCCACAATTTGTATATACTACAATAGCAATTAAATATTTGCCATATTTCGCTAAACTTAAAACAAACACACCTGTTGCAGGACAATTGTATGTTGATATGTGTATCTCAATTATTTTAGAAAAAACTAGCTCATAAGCTAGTTTTATTTTATTATATAAATGAGGTGGACATCCGTTTGATAATGCGATTAATGGACAGGTCCGTATAAGAGATTATCAAAATTTGGGATTGAAAAAGAATAGGACAACTTGGAGAATTTGCTGGTATTGAACGTAGAGTATTCCCTCACCTCATTAGACATACAACCGCTTCGGATGGATTAAATAGAGGTATGGGTATTGAGGAAGTCCAAGCTATTTTAGGGCATGAAAGCATTGCTACAACAATGATTTATGCTAAAGTATCTAAGAACAATGTAAAATTACATCACACAAAATGTATTGTATAAGTTATAGGGCGTTAATGTACGTCCTTTTCTTTTCATTATATAATTGAGATGCCATAAAACAGTACCTCAGAAAATATGAGAGAGATGAAATATTTTTGGAGGTGTAAATTTATGAATGTACAAGATTTTTTAACTTTATTACAGACTGCTGCTACTTTAGTTTGCGGTGGATTAGCTTTATATTTTAAATTCAGTACCAAAGCTAAAACCAAAGCAAAAGAAGTTCAAGAAGTGATTGCTAAAATCACTGCACAAGCAGTAGTTTACATTAAAGAAGCAGAGAACAACTACAAAGATACAACTAATGCTGGCGGTAAAAAGTTTGAAGAAGTTGTTAGTAAACTATACGATCTTGTTCCTGATGCTTTGCATGGAATTATCACAAAAGAAATGATTAGTGAAATTGTTCAAAGTACTTTTGATGAAATTGAAGAATACGTTAAGATTCAATTAGACAACGGAATTGATAAAATCAACGTCAAAGGTGAAAAATAGTGGGAAAAGTAATCACTATTGATTTAGAATATGTTTTATGGCTTCTAGGTTTCATTGCTTCCGCTTGGGGAGTAGTAAAGATTATTAAAGAGCTAAAGAAACCTAATGACGATTTAAAAGAAACCGTTAGAAAACACGAAGAATGGTTAGTAAGAGACAATGAGAGAATAAAATCAATCGAAAGCTTAGTTATCACACAAGAAGGGATTAAGAAAGAATTGAATGAACACTCTCGAAGATTAGGAGAACATGAAGAAAGATTAGAAGAAGATAAGCAACGTGGTAATTTAACACTAAAAGCAAACATTGCGATCATCAACAATATGCTTTCTGAAAACGATAAAGACAAACTCCAAGAAACTAGAGATGAGATTCAAGACTTTCTGCTAGAAAAAAACTAAGGAGGATGAAAAATGGGAACTCCACAAGAGTTTTATAACTATGCTATCAATAAGGTTTTTAACAATAAAGGGCAAATAATGAACATTAATTATGTTCAAGGCGAAGAACCATATGGTGGACAATGTGTTTCATTAATTCAAGGATTGATGGCATGGGGAGGGAAGCCATGTATTGCACGTGGCCATGCCAAAGATTGGTGGTTTAACAGAGCAAATAATGGTGTTTTAAGCTATTTTGATGTTGTTACAGGTGCTCCCCAAAACGGTGACGTAGGAGTGTCTGTAGGCGGTGATGCAAGGTATGGACATATATTTATCTATTGGGAAGGTAGAGCACTCTCTCAGAACGTTTTAGGCAACCCTAAAGCCATGTTGTGGCCATTAAACTATCAAGGTGCTATTTGGGGATATTTAAGACCTAAATTCTACACAAATGCTTCTACATATGATGCTTCTCAATTGATTAAAGAGAATGGAATGGCAACATTTGAAAATGATACTGCTATCGTTATCCATAGAGATACTCCAACAGGTGCTTCTTACGGAACATTTGTAAAAGGCGAAAAGCAAGTCTATACAGAAAAATGGATTGGAAATGGGCATAGATGGATTTCATGGATTCATACAAATGGAGTTAGATGTTTTGCGGCCGTTAGTGGTAGCGAATCATATGGTGTTGAACCATGGGCCACAATCGGTGCTCCTGAAACAAAAGACATTGAATTAACTCAGGAAGATGGTATTGCAACATTTATTGTTGATGGTGTTCACAAACACTACGATAATCCAAGTGGTGAAATCTTTGGCCAATGCAATACAGATGATGAGATTCGTTATTATTGGAAGTGTGTAACGAATGGACATAGATATGTTGTAGGTAAAGAAGGAGACAGAAAGTTCTTTGTTGCGGTATCTGCTACAGAGGATAGAAGTCAAATGTGGGCGAAATTCAGAGCACCTGATACAAATACTAAGGAAGATACAAAAGAGCCTTCTAAGCCTTCTACAGAACCTTCTAAGCCACCTACAACGGATTACACTAAGAATGTTAAGGGGTACGGAATTGATATTTCAGAACACAACAGTTCAGATATTGATTTATCAAAATATGACTTTGTGATTTTGCGTGCTTCCTACGGAGAATACACTGATAAGAAATTTGAATACTTTGCAGATAAATGTGAACAATTAAAGATTCCTTATGGTGTGTATTGCTATGATTATGCGTTAGATGATAGTCAAGCTAGAGCGGAAGCAGAGTATGTATATAATCTAATCAAAGACAGAAATGTTCAATTAGGTGTATGGTTCGATATGGAAGATGCAGATAACTATAAGAAAAAAGCTGGTGTTCTTACTAAAGAAAGATGCTCTTTCTCTTGTAAAGTATTCTGCGACTATATGAGCGCTAAAGGATATTATACAGGTGTTTATACTAGCACTAGTTGGCTAGGAACATTTGTAGAAACGACTTATCCTATTTGGATTGCCAATTGGGGAAGTAATGATGGTAACATTCAATCAGACCAATCTAATGTAGGCGTTATCCATCAGTATGCAGCTAACCCAATCGACAAAGATATAATCTTCCATGATATTGATTTTTATAAATCAAATCCAAAGAAAGATGAATCAACAGACGATAAAAAAGATGAACCAAATACAGATTCTAAAGACGATAATGGAAACAAAATCAATGTGACAGGAATCAATAAATTGATTGAACTGTTGCTAAAGATCGTTGAAAAAATCGCTAATTTGTTCAAATAATTGTACATAATGTACGAAATACGACATGAAACGCTTGTTTTTGCACGAAAGCTGCAAAAAAGAGGTTTATATGATGTAAATCAGTCATGGTAGTGTGAACTATCGTGAACGAAAATAGCTCATCTACTAGAGTAGAAAGAGTTTCTTAGACCGTATGATTATTTGTACGGTCTTTGCTTTTTTATGCTAAAATATATGCACATAGATTAGCAGAGTGCACAATGCGACCAATATCATAGTATGGTATAATATCTATGCTTAGGGGAATACGATTGTATTCTATTTATCTCGTGTACCAATTATAGGAACAAGGAGAAACGAAACTGCTACGCATTTAATTGTGTGGCAGTTTTTGTTATGCTATAATGGCAAAGGCCCAAACATGATGAATTCTAAGTGAACCATGTTAGCTTGATGTACAAATCCAAGTTAGGCATATGGATTTATTAGTATTGATCTATAGTTATTCCAAGCGTGACTGATTAATATTATTTTTATGCAAGTCGACTACAAAGAAAAATTATTTTCTACCACTGAATAGAGTACATTCTAGAAGTACTTGAAAGGTGGTCTTTTTTTATAAAATTCATACTGATATGGTATAATCATGTTGCTAGGAAAAGTAGAGCGATAAAGACCTAAGCTCTCTTTGGTGTAGTGCAAATTGCAGACGTGTAATTGAATCTTAACATTTCTCTTTGTGGCACTAGCAAACAACGACAAAATGTGACAATTGCTAAAAGCTCCCCTTTTTAGAAAATGTCACCAAAACGATTCCATACCTATCACATCCAGGTATGGTTTTTGTTTTTTTAACAAATTTTAAAATTTATATGTTATATTATTGATGTGTTCTTCATGGATGGACACAACCCTTTCAAAGATAACTTTATGCAAAAGAGTCTCCTTACCAAGCAGGAGGCTTTTTTGTTTATATATTATAAGGAAAGAAAATAATAATATGGTTTTGGCATAATGGCATAAAGCACGTGGCATAACACATGGAATATTTTTTTAGGTTCAATTAAATAAAAAGTAGCCAAAAATGAGAAAGTATGAGAACATAAAGTAAACTAGATGAATAAAAAATAAAGGAAAATAAAGAGCTAGAAATTTACAAATATCATTCAGCAAAAAGAAAAAATTATTCGTAATAAGGGGTGTGAAGCTTTACTTGAAATTGTCAACTCGCAAATCATGTTGTATGAAATCGATCAATT